TTTGGCTACTAAAACCCGCGCTGATATTAAAGACATGCTGAGCCGTGCAAAGGATTACTGTGAGAAGCATTGCCGGGCGTCTGGTGAGGATGATGGCGCTGCTCGTATGCTCAACAATTACGCGGCGATTTTAACTGCCTGGCGTTTGATCTGTGAGTTTTCAAACATCAATTACCGGACCGGTAATTTTGATCATGATCTGATCACTGAAATGAATTCACATATCTCAGAAACCTCGGCTGATCGTGAGCCCTGGGTCTGGATCCTCGACACCATTTTTGCAGAGATATCATCCGGTAAGTTTCATCATCCGTTTACCTTTAAATCTTACGATCCTGAGGGTGAGCCGATTGAATGTATTTTGATTAGGCCGAATCACATAATGCAGCATATTCGCTCTGAAACCCGTTTGCGTGATATGTGGAATAGCTTGCCGATTAAAACTGATCGCGTTTTAAAACAGCAGTTAGATCGAGCTGAGGTTATTTTAAAAGATCGAGTCGATGCGACCATTAACAAAAAGCGAGAGCATCACCTGGTCGCATTGAATCTGGCTCGGTTATCAGAATATAGCTTACATGTATCAACACCCGAAACAGTTGACGCGGCTCCTAGCAGTGAAATGGCAGAGGCGTCTTAGCTTGTCTGTTAACCAAACCCCCACACCCCCATCGAATTCTAAGCCGGTTTGCAGAATCGCTGGCGCGATTAAAAAAATCTTTAAGGGAAAAGATATCGGGGTTCTTTTTTGTGCTGGCTGGCGGGGATATCGCTATAAATCCGCGCATTACTCTCGTTATTTACTTAAGCCTTTGTTTTTGCTGGTAATGGTGTGCGCGGCTTTGTCTGTTAACTGCGCGGCTTTGGGTCTTATCTGCGCGGGGTTTATATTTTCTTGCGCATTGCTTATTTTTTACCTTCCTATTTATTTATTTATTTATTTCTTTAAAAAAGAGAGAGATATATATAAGAGGGGGCAGGTATATAAGCATTTGCTTAATGCGCGGGTTAAGTATTTTCTAATATGCTTAATGCGCGGGTTTTTGTCTGGTGCGCGGCTAATTGCGCGCAGTTATTTATTAGTAAAAATCCTTTTAATTCAATTGTTTAATTATCTTAAATACCAGGTGCGCGGCTGCGCGGGTTGTTTTGCCCCTGGGATCCTTTTGTGTGTGAACAGAGCGACAATGTTCACGTTGATTTTAGGTGTTGTTTATGAATAGCGAACTGATTCAGAAGTGGCTTGTATTTAAGGAATTCAATCAGAATCGGTCGGCCGCTACGGTTGATAAATATAGAAATTATCTTGAGAGATTTGCTGCCTGGTTAGATGAGGATTGTGGCGTTAATTTGTTGCAAGCTGATAAGGATCATGTCGAATTATTCAGCGGCCTGATTTCTTTTAAGCAGGGATTAAAGCCCCGGGCTCGCCGTCCTTTGGTGGCTGCATTACGTGAGTTTTACAAATGGACTTATGACAATGGCTTGAGGTCTGATAATCCGGCCGCTGGTCTTGAGTATCCTGGTATCGGTCATATCATTCCTAAGGTTTCATCACTCAACACGGCTGAGCGATTGTTAATGGCTCCCGACCTATCGACTTTTTTAGGTGTTCGGGATTGCGCCATGATGGCCACTTTGCTCGGTTGTGGTTTCCGGATCTCAGGATTAACCGGGCTTAATGAGTCGAGCCTGCAGTATGTTGAGCATGATGGTTTCACTCGTTTATTGATTAAGGTTATAGAGAAAGGGGATAAAGAAAGGATCCAGCCTGCACCGATGGAAGTGAAACTATTGATCGATGCTTATCTTGCTCATCCTGATTTAACTAATATCGACAGGACCTTACCAAATGGTGATCGGGTGTTGTTTGTATCAGTGAGAAATAGAAAGGTCCCGGAGCACAAATATTTCGGTGAGAATCGGCGAATATCAAACAGATCAGTCAATGATCTCATTAGTAAGTATGGCGAGCAGCTGGGTATTAATTCTGATGAGCTCGGACCGCATGCATTGAGACATCGATTCGGGACTGAGCTCGCTGAGGGTGATGAGACACTTGATAAGATCCAGGATCTTCTCGGGCATTCAAAGCAGGAGAGCTCAAAGATATACATTCACCTGGCTACCAGGAAGAAAATAGAGGTTGTCGATCGTTCAAATCCGCTGAGTAAGATCCGCACTCCTGTTTCTGACATTGTGAAAATTCTAGGAAAAGAATCATGATGCGTCTTTTAGGGCAAAGCTGGCGCTTAGAACGTATATACCCTGTATCTAGCCTATATCCTATCTGTTGCTCTGTCGGCCTCTGCGGTATGGGTGCGAGTGCTCCCGTAACTGCTCTTAATAACGGCCTATATCAGTTATCCGTGAGTTGCGCCTTATATACAAAACACGCAGCTCACTCTAATCAGTGTCTAAGTAAATCAAGGGGTTATGATGAGCGATAAGACTGAAACACGCAGCTCAATCAAGGGAATGACGGTTAATGATCGGCCTGGTGATGGGGTGGGGGGTCGGCATGAAAATCAGTCCACTCCTGCAGGGGGGGGAGGGTACCTAGATATCTGCACGGCTTTGGATCCTTACCTTATGAAAAAAATCGCGCCGCCTCATGATCCGAGACTCGATCTGCTGTCAGATATCGGCTTGTCTGAGCACTGGCTTAAGATCGCAAATCTCATCGGATTCGATCACTTTGTTACAATGTGGTTAATTTTGGATGATGAAAACATTTATTCATCACCTCAAGAGCGAAAAAGGCGCAGAATACATGTACCGCAATATCGAAGGTTTCAGCGCTATTGCAGGGACCAGTTAATAATCGATTTAGCCAGCAAAGGGAAAAAGCCTCACGTTATTCATTCGATATTAATTAATGATATGTGTGAACGTGTGTCGGTCAGACACATAGAGAGAACAATTCAAAAGAGTAAAATAGATTAATGAGCACTGAGACAGCTGTAATATACGCCCGAGTTTCCGACAAAAAACAGGTGGAAAACGACATATCTATTCCTGGTCAAATTGAAAAAGGAAAGGATAAAGCGACCTCTGAGGGCTGGGATGTTGTCAAAGTGTTCAAGGATGAGGGTGTTTCAGGTTCTAGCACTCAAGGCCGTCACGGTTTTGAGGCTGCGATTGAATACTGCGAAATATTCAACGTGAAACATTTTGTTATCTGGTCATCTAGCCGGTTTGCTCGTAATCGGCTGGATGCACTTTTATATAAAAAGCGCCTCGATGACAATGGCACCTCTATTCACTATCTTACTTTCACTGTTGATCGTGATACGGATGCCGGTCGTTTAATGGATGGCTTCCTTGAGCTTATGGATGAACACAAATCAGTCCAGACATCACGCGACACCCGCCGATCAATGGTCAGAAACGCTGAGCAGGGTTTTTGGAATGGTGGTCATGTACCTTTCGGATATAAATTAATTCCATCAGAAAAAAACCCTAAGAAAAAACAGTTAAGCATTAATGATGATGAGTCCTGGATTATTGAAAAAATTTTTAAAATGAAATCAGTGAAAGGGCTGGGCTGTCGAGCAATATCAAATTCTCTCAATTCAGCTGGAATATTAAACCGAGATAAAAACTGGAGTAAAAGCAAAATATTCTCAATTTTTAAAAGTGAGGTTTATATAGGGCAGAGAATTTTCGGAAAGACCAGGAGGGGATCGAGTCAGATATTGCCTCGAGATCAGTGGATTATAATCGAATCTCACGATCCCATTATTTCTATTGATCTTTGGGATGAGGTTCAGGAAAAACTCGACAGAGATAATATTGCTGGTGAGACAGCATCAAGAATGCCATCACACTCAAATCAGATTTTTGCTGGACTGATAACCTGCGCCTCATGTCATTCGCCTTTTCATGTCGAGCAAGCAAATAATAGATCTAAGAGATACATCTATTATAAATGCAGTCAGCAGAATCCTGACAATAAGCACACTGTAAAAAGGTTTTCAGCTGAGGTCGCCGATACTTCATTGCTTAAATTACTAACCGATCACGCTCTAAATGATCATAATTTATCGATCTTATTTGAAGAATTGAAAAAGTCTTTAAGTGATTGGAGAGAAACCAGCAGCAAGCAAATTTCGACTCTGAATAAAGAAATAAAAGCTATTGATAAAAGGTTATCTAAATTATATGACCTACTTGAAACGACTGATCGGGAGTTTCTGGAGCTGGGAGATCTCGGGCCGAGGATTAGGGAGCTTCAAGATAAAAAGAAAAAGATCAGCATAAAACTTGAGGATGTTAAGTCTTTATCAGATCACTCATACAGCGCTGATGATATAAGGTTTGAAGATGTCAGGGATTTTATGAAAAACACGCTATTTAACGAGAATACCAATAATCAGCAGGGTTTACGTGAGTTAATTAGGGGTTTTGTTGATGGTATTTATATCGATAGGTCTGGAAATGCCAGAATCGAATATAAGCCTCAAAACGTATTTACTGCAGTAAAACAGAATGTTCGTAGTGAGAGAATATGGCTCCCCGACACGGACTTACTAAGAACAGTTGTTATCGAAGGGAATATTATTAAAAAGGCTTGAGTATTGCGTTGATGCTTAGCCCCTCATTATGTCGCTGTTTTTTTCTTATGCTGTCAGTATGGGAAAAGTTCGTAAAGATCCGCTTTTAGCTGTTAATTTCAAATGTCATTCGTGTGGTGCGACTCAGCATTGTGAGCCGGATCGTGTGGTTGATGCGCCTGATCACGACTATCATCCGTGGCTCTATTATTTAGATTGTGATGCATGCGGGGCCGAGGCTGAGCAGGTTTTTTGGGAGCGTAATTTATTAAAAGCTAATGCCTGCGCTACGGGTCCCAAAACGGCGGAGGGGCTTGCCAATACTGCAAAAAATCTCGAAGGCCATCCAACGCCCGCCGAAACAAAACTAACTAGATTCAATGCGATGAAACACGGACTTAATGCCCGGGTTGCTTCTTATTTTCCGGCTAAGCCTGGCAAATATCCGGCCTGCTCTGATTGTGAGCATGCTGAGAATCAGGACTGTGTTCAATATAAGGCTTGCGTTAAGCAGACAGAGATTTTTCTGCGTTATCACGCGGCTGTTGAGCAGAATGATCCTGAGCTGATTAAGGGTTATATGGCTGATTCTCAGGCCGGGATTATGGCGATGATTAATCAAATGCTGCTCTCGATCGTTGAGGATGGCGGACCTCGACAGCTGGCGCCGGTCTGGCATGGCGATAAGGATGGCGGTATTAATTTTGTTAAATACCATAATGAGACAACCGGCGAGAAAGAGCAGATTTATGACATTAAAGAGCATCCATTATTAAAACGCTTCCTCGAGTTTGTGACTAAAAATAGCATGTCGCTTGAGGATATGGGGTTAACTGCTAAATCCCGGGATGAGGCTGAAACCTTAAAGGGCTTTTTGGATCATGAATCTGATAAGCAAGAAACTGAGTCTGATTTTAGGATTGAGCAGAAAAAGAAAACTGATGAGCTGTTGTCTTTATTGAAGCCAGATAAAAAACCGGCGCTTGATGGTGAGGTTGAGCGAATTGGCTGAGCGCATATCAAAAACCCGCCGCATTGAACTGCAGAATGTGGCTGAGCGAGAGATTATGCGTCATAAGGATGATCATGCGCTTTGGCACAAACATATCCATAATGTTGATCTGGATGCGGTTCAGGTTTTGAAAATGGAGGAGATGGACGAACAATCAAACACCATCGATTTTTCGACTCGCCGGGGTGGTAAAACGGCTGTTAAAGAAATGTATTTGCTCGAGCACAATGCAAAAAACGCTGATCAAGAGCTGGGGATTGTGGCACCTCGAGAGGCGCAATCCATTACCAATTTGAATTATCACCTGGACGCCATTCGACGCTCTGAAATTCTCACGGCTTATATTTCTCATAAATCCAGCCGTAAGCAGATGAGCGATACCCGCTATGAGTTTGCTAATCGTAGCAAAGCGCAGGCTTACGGCATTATGGCTCAGGTTGACGGCGGCGATATGACTGTTGCTTCACTTGAGGAAGTCGATGACATGCCAAAAGACCGGCTCTATTCTCGTTTTCTTTTAATGATGGGATCGGCTCGCCGCTTAGGTGCATCAAAAAATAGTATTAACTCGGCTCAGGTTCGGGTAACCGGTGTTTTTAAAGGTGCGGATACACTTACCGATATGATGGAGACTGGCACTTATCACGCGCTCGGCTGTCTGCGTGGAAAATTAGCCAGGGATCAAATTAAAAAATTAATTCGTGAGGGATATCTGCAGGCCGATGCGGTTGATATTGAAAATTATAAATATCCGGTCCCTATATTAAATTCTGTTAACGGTATTGCTTTGGGGTTTTTGAATGAAACAACGATTAAAGATATTGCTGCTGGCCTCAGCGATGATGAAGTTGCCAGACAATTACTCTGCATTAATACAACATCAAAAAACCTTGTTTGGGAAATTTACATGCGATATGCAATGCAGATGTCGATCAAGGCGAGCATTGAGATCGTTGAGCCAGTACCAGGACAGAAGTATAAAAAACGTGGTTTTTTGTCGATGGGATACGATCACTCAGGTCATG